GAGGGTCTTCATGTCGGAGACCAGCTTCTCGAGCTGCTCCCGCTTCGTCTTTGCCACGGTTCCTCCTAGGAACGCGAAAGAGGCGCCACACAGGGCGCCTCGGGTGGGTTGTGGTGGTTCTGCTCAGTCGATGAGCAGCACTTCGGCTTGCGCCGCGTAGGCGTTTGCCATTGCTGTGGCGCTGGATGCCGGAGGGATGGCGGCGGGAGCGGCGTCCTCGGGGTCAGCGTCAGGGATCTTGGTGTCGTCGGCGTCCTCGCTCTTGGGCTGGACGACCTCGACGACGTCAACAGGGACGGCGTCACCAAGGGTGATGACGCCGTCTTCGAACGTGTAGGTGAGGTCGTAGCGTTCGACACCGTCGCGGCCGTCGACCTCGATGACGGCGTGGTCTTCGAACGAAGCGACGACGTAGGTCCAGTAGGCGTCCGAGTAGGTCTCTCGGACGGCTTCGGCGATCTGTTCGCGTCGTTCCTCGTAGGACCCTTCGATGGCCTTGAGGCCGGGGAGGGCGGCTTCGCGGTGCGACTTCGCGGCGAGGACCACCGACTCACGGTTCGACGGGACGGGGACGAACGCGCCGTTCAGGATCTCGGCGGACACGATGTGCGGGACACCGTCCTTGACCTCGCGCTTCGGGGCCATGAACGCGACCGAGGTGGTGCGGATGTGGCCTTCGTTGACGAGGGTGCGGACTTCCTGGGCGCGCGGGATCGATGAGAACGATCCGGACACCTTCAGGACCCCGTCTTCGTAGCGAGGTTCCCCGGATCCGACGGTCGTGGCGGTGGAGAGCCCGTGGTCGATGTCGAACGTGATGTGCTTCGGGAGCGGTTCGAACGCACCGAAGTCGATCACTTCGCCGTCACGGTCCAGGGTGGGGGCGGAGAGGATGACTTCGAACGACCCGTTCGGGTTGCCGTCCTCGATCGCCTTGACCTCACCGGTGAGGTACGTCTTGTTCATCGGGGACCTCCAAGGGCCTTGAGGCGGTCACGGAACTGAGGGACGGTCTCGCCGTGCTCGATCGACGCCGTGAGGGCGTCACGAACCGCTGCGGCGGTGTGTTCGTTGAGCCCTTCGACGAGAGCGTCGGAGCGGATCTGGTCGAGGGTTTTGATGCGGGACACCCGGCCGAGGACGGAACGGAGGTTCTGCATGGCTGGCCCGTTGTCGACCTCGTCGAGGGGGATCACGGCGGCGTTGACGAGGATCCGGTCGGTGCCTTCGATGTAGGGCAGGTTCTCCGCTTTGCGTTTCTCGGCGACGGTCATCCAGTCGGCGGCCTGGTAAGCGGCCGAGCGGGCTTCGAAGTCGCCGCGCAGCACCTCGTCCAACAGGAACTCTGCGTACACGTCGTCGGAGAAGTCCGGGTCACTGGCCCCGGGCCGCACCGAACCGCGGAGCTCGGTTTCGAGGCACCCTTCGAACAGTTGGAGGCGGGGGGCGTGGGTGTCTCGGTACAGGGACCGCATCTGCTCGGTGATGTTCGAGAACGTGGCCCGATCCAAGATGTGCAGCGCGGGTGGGGGGATGTCGTAGGCGCCGCACACCTCTTCACGGTTCAGTTTCCGGGAGTCGATGTACTGGGCGTCCTCGTTGTTGACCGTCAGAGGGTGGGGTTTCATGCCCTCTTCGAGGACCACGGTCGTGCCGGTCTTGTCGGCGCCGGCCGCGATGTCGTCGAACCGGACCTTGATCCGCTCGGCGGCGGGCTGCGACAGGTTGTTCTCGTGGGTCAGCACGAATGCGGGGCGAGCACCCTTTCGCCAGAACGACGACTGTGCCCGCTGCGCGGCGTCCTCGAACTCCAACGTCCTGCGGAGCGGTTCAAGGCGGGACAGGCCCCTCTTCGTGGTCTCAGGGTTGTACGTGCGAGGGTGGACCAGGTCGGACTGGCGGATCCCTTCGATCCGGACCGTGCCGTTCTGGAACTCCCACACCGTTTCCCCGTTCTTCTCGTCGACGGGGCGCATGCACTGAGGGTGGAGCGGCCACAACTGGACAGGTCGGCCGCCGCGGTCTCGGACCTTCACGAGGAACGCTTCGCCGTAGATGTCGAACGTGGACGAGACCCACTGCCAGAACGCGAACCTTGACATCTTCGGGTTCGGTGCGTTGAGGAGCTTCGAGTAGGGGTGGTCGGGCACCTGCGGGCGGTTGAGTTCGTCGCGTTCGTAGACCTTCAACGGGAGACGCGCGGTCCCCAAAGCGAGCTTGTTGATCGCAGCGTTGACCCACACCTGTTGGCGGTAGATGTCCGCGTACGACGACCAGTACTGCCCGGTCAGGATCTGGTTCCACCCCGGGTAGGTGGTGGTGTTGCCTTCCCAGATCGTCGTGGGCGACTTCACGAGGACGCCGTCGCTGAGGATCATCCGACCTCCTTCACGGGAACTGGAGGTAGGCGACGTCGGGGCGCAGGATCACGGCTTCGCCCTGGACGATCACGTTCGTCGCGCCTTGCCCGTAGGCCAACGCTGACGCCTCACGCAGTACGACGCAGTCCTTGTCGGCTGCGTAGAGGAGACCTTCGAACGCTTCACCGGTCTTCAACGTCACGATCGCCCGGCGCTTCTCGAGACCTGTCAGGAGACCTGGGCGGGTGTCGCGCCACACCACCACCGCGGCGAGGACGATGAGGCAGGCGACGAGAGCGGAAAGGACATAGATCACAGCTCGACCAGCCCCCGTGACTCGTAGACCGACTCGGTGTTTTCGACGGGTTGGAGGTGCTTCGATGCTGCCAACGTGACCGCCCACAGCGGTGCGATGTCCGCCGACGACTTGCGTTGGTCCCACAGGAACGCGTCGCCGTGGTTCTTCCGGATCGCTTTCCGGACCGAGCGGGTGAGCACGTTCTCGTCGCGGTGGACGAGCCGACGTTCGATGCCAGCCCGGTAGAGCTGGCCGCATGCCCGGGCCGCTGCTTCGACGGTGACTTCCTCGACGGTTACCCCAGCGGCGACTAGGTCATCGACCAGGGCCGCGGCGTGCGAACCTTTGCGCACGACGATGGTGACGCCACGCTGCTTCGCCCATCCGGCAACCCAGCTGGTGCCCTGCTCGTTTGCTGCGATCTCGACCTGCACACCCTTCGGCGACGGGCCGGCGACGCCGATCGTGGACCACTGGAAGTTCTCGGAGCACTCGAGACCGTACGAGAGCGGAGCGTCGGCAGGAATCTGTGCCTGGTTGTCCGCTGCGGCGAGCCAGTCAGCGGCGGGGATGGCCCACAGGTCGGCGTCTTCGTCCCAGATGCCGAGCCCTTCCCGGATGAACGATTCTTCGGACAGGTTCTTCAGCATTCGGAGCATCGACGCTTCGTTCGTGCGCCTCGGGTACGACGGGTTCGCTTTGGCCCAAGCCTTGCGGTCCTTGGGGTCGGACCCACGGTCCGCGGAGAACTCGATGTACACCGTGTCGTCCGACTCGCCGGTCAGCGCGTCTTTGCGTTTCCGGGTGAACACCTCGGACGGGTCAGCCGGTTTCGGCGGGGTCCCCATGTAGAGGACGAGCGGGTTGGGCGACTGGTTCGTGGTCGGCACGAGGTTGTCGACCGCGTTCTCGGTGAGGATTTGAGCCTCGTCCAACACGAGCACGTCGACCTGGGCGAGTCCTCGACCGAAGCCGCGCTCGCGTGCCCCGAACATGATCTTGGATCCGTTGTGGAACTCGATGCACTCGTCCCCCGACCCACGCCACACCTGCTTGATGTGTGGCTTCACGAGCTTGCGTTTGGCGTACGCCTGCATGTTCCCGAACGTTTCGTTCGCCGTGTGGGTGTGGTGGGCGGTCCAGATCACGGTCAACCCGGGGAACACCATGCACAGGGCGAACACGATCGCCCCGATCAGGAACGTCTTGCCGACCTGCCGCGGAATCGAGATGACAACACCGCCAACGGTCGTTGCGTAGATCCCATCGGCCCGCTTCGACAGGATCGCCCGGCCGGCCCCGTCCTGCCACTCGTCGAACTCGACACCGAACCCGTTGCACGTGTCCCGCACCGCCGGCCAACCGGTCGACACGATCCCGGTCGGCAACACGACATGCCGGGCGAGGTCAGATAGCTTCCCACCCTTCGTCTGGAGTCTTGGCGGCACCGCCATCCTCCTGCTTCTCCTGCGCGGCGATCGCCTCGAGCTCCTTGCCGATGTCCGTCAACCGACGAGTCAACGCAGCGAGGTCGCGCGGCGGGCACTTCGGGTC